GTCAGATGTCATCATGGTTTCTGAAGATAAGGACATGCGGACGATCCCCGGTAAACTGTTCAACCCAAACAGGGCGGAACTGGGAATTATTGACGTGTCCGAGAAGGATGCCCTGAAGTTCAGGCTTTGGCAGGCGGTCGTTGGTGACCCAACAGACGGTTACCTCGGATGCCCCGGCGTCGGCCCAAAAAATGAATGGGTCGAGGCTCTTCTGGAAGAAGATGATCCGCTGGAGATGTGGGATTGCGTCCTGTGCGCCTACAGATCCCGTGGTCTCTCGGAAGAAGACGCCATCCTCCAAGTACGCATGTCCACCATTCTAAAGTCATGGGACTGGGACTGGTCCACGTCACAGGTCCGCCCTTTTGAGACGCCGTACCTCCTTGTTTAACGCAGCGCGAAGCTTAATACGCACTATAGGACATGCATGTGTAAACATACCTTTAAGCTTCCCATAATCATACCCAGTGAGTTTATCTTTAAGATAGCTTGCTGGGTTTTTTTTTCGAGAAGACCGATATGCAGAAGCTACCTTTAACCGTTGAAGAATTAATCCACACCCTCGACAAGATGTATCCAGACAGATGTCCGCCGCCTGATATGCCTATGCATAAGATTATGTTTAGGTCCGGGCAGCGTAGTGTTGTTGATCATCTGGTCCACTTACTCGGTGAAGACGAGATCGAGGATATTTAGGAGATGCCTAATGTGCCTCGTTAAGAGTCCGAAGATCAGAGATACTAAGGAGAAGAAGCCTCAATACCTCCGAAACCCATACCTAGACGGGGTAGGGCCAGAGGCTGACGCCATGCGCTCTGGCAGAAACTCACTCCGAATAACTAAGGGGTCCGACCAGACAGCAAACAAGCTCTATATCCCCAACACTCGGGCACCAACCCTGCTTCCCGGCATTAACCAGTCCACGCCCTACGCGGGGATTCAGATAGGTGGAGGCTCCGGGGGCCGCTTTTCATTTAACAAGAGGCTTGTATGACAGAGAACTCAGAAACACTCCCCGTAGCTAAAGAACGCTGGGACGCGCTGGTAGGTGCCCGTGAAGGCCCTCTTAGTAGGGCACGTGAAAGCTCCGTCCTGACAATCCCGGACCTCATCCCGCCAGATGGGCATACCGAAGACAGCACACTCCCGACGCCTTATCAGAGCTTAGGGGCGCGAGGGGTCAACAACATATCCTCTCGGTTATTCATGACGATTATGCCAGCAGGGGCAAGCATGTTCCGCTTCCGCATGGAAGAGGACGTTGAGGAACAACTCTCGGAATCCAAGGCCGAGGTCGAAGAAGCTCTCGCCGGGATGGAGAATAAGGTTCTTACCGCCCTAGAGGCATCAAACCTCCGGACAACTTTAAACGAAGTACTGAAGCACCTCGTCGTGGGGGGCAACACCCTCCTATATATGCCTGACGATCTGGAAGCCATGCGGATATTTCGTCTGGATCAGTTCGTCACGCTTAGAGATGGTTCTGGCAAACCCATAGAGGCCGTTATTCGGGAAAAGGTAAGCCCGGTCACTCTGGATGAGGCAACTAAAATGGCGGTTGGCATCCCCGCAGATAAAAAGGATGATGTCGAGGTCTACACCCATATCAAGTGGAAATGGGCAGATAAACGGCTGACATACTACCAAGAGATTAACGGGACCATCGTTCCCGAAAGCGAAGGCTTCGATCCTATAGACAAGCCCTCATACATCCCCCTCCGCTGGACAGCGGTAGCTGGGGAGAGCTATGGCCGCAGCATGGTAAGCGAGTACCTTGGTGACCTACTGTCCCTAGAGGGAATCAACAAGTCAATCGTGGATTTCACCGCCGCCGCCGCAAAGATCGTCTTCTTGCTCCGTCCGAACGGGACTACCAAGGCAAAGGACTTGGCGAAAGCCGACTCTGGAGCTTTCGTTACCGGAAGCGTTGATGATGTGAGCGTCCTCCAACTAGAGAAGTATGCCGACTTTCGCGTCGCCAAGGAACAGGCCGAGGAACTTACACTACGCCTCTCTAACGCCTTCTTGCTCCGCTCAGGAACTGTAAGGCAAGCGGAAAGGGTCACAGCGGAGGAAATCCGTGAGATGGCTCAAGAACTCGAAGATGTCCTAGGTGGTGTCTATACGTTCCTGACAAGGGAACTTCAGCTCCCTATCGTTCGCAGGGTGATTCACATCCTAGAGAAGAGCAACAAGCTTCCTAAGCTCCCTGAAGGCTCCACCTCCATCACCATCGTGACCGGCTTTGAAGCCCTTGGGCGTAACCAGACCGTAAACCGTCTCCGCCGCTGGCTTAGTGATGCAGCGGCTCTACTCGGCCCTGAGGCTCTGCTACGACGGATCAACGACGGAGAGGTTATCAAGAGGCTCGGCACGGGCCATGGCGTCGAAGACCTCAAAGGTCTCTTGAAGACAGACGAGGAAATCGAGCAGGCTGAGCAAGCCGCTATGATGAACCAAACAGCACAGCAGATCGCTCCGGCTGCAACTGCCGAAGCGATGAAGCAAGCACAATAAGGATATTTAAAATGGCTGACGCAAACCCAGCAAAGAACCCGATGACGAAAGAAGACCGCGCCAAGGTTAAAGAGACCGGTCAGAAGCGCGAAAAGGTAACGCTACGTGCTCCTAAAGGTAAGGATGCCGTAAAGACCTACCGGAAAGACTGGTAGCAAAAAGAGAGGAGATCAACATTGACCGTCGAAATGAAAAACAGCGAGAACACAGAAGCGGCCCCTGAGTCCAAGGAAGAGCGGGCTACGCGCATGGCTGAGATCGGGCGGCAGTCCCGTGAAGGGACGCGCGGAGCTGAACCTGAAGGTTCCACTGAAGCCGCTGAAGCTGAAGTACCGGCCCGGCCGGATAACATTCCAGAGAAGTTTTGGGATGCTGAAAAGGGTGAGGTGCGCGTAGACGCATTGGCGAAATCGTATGCCGAGCTTGAAGCCGCGCGGAGTAAGCCTGAAGCTGGCTCCGAGGAGGCCAGTAAAGAGGGCGGCAGCGAGGAAACCGCCGAGGAGTCTTCTGCACCTGAAGTCATCCAGAAAGCGGTCGATGCTGCTGCGGCTCAGTATGCTAAAACTGGCGAACTCAATGAGGAGTCTCGAACCACCCTTAAAGAGGCCGGCTTCTCAGACAGCCAGATTGAAACATACCTCGCGGGTGTCAAGGCGTCGGAGACGGCTGCCTTAGCTGCCGCGCACGAGGTGACAGGGGGCGAGGAAAGCTTTAACTCAATGATGAAGTGGGCTGAGAGCCTACCACCTGATGAGATTGAAGGTATCAACGCCGACCTTGCAGACGCCAAGAAAACAGTGTCAACCATTAAGGGCCTATACGCCAGGTATCAGTTGGCGACCGGGGTTTCTGGTAAGCGGTTGGACGCTACGCCCTCTAACAGCGGCAGCGACACATACGGAGACCGCCTTGAGATGATCAAGGACCAATCATCTGAACTTTACAAAACATCGAGCGCCGAGCGCGCGCGTGTGGCACAGAAGATCGCACGATCCAAACGGTCGGGCACAATCGTTCTGTAGGTATTCGTGGTTTCTCCTCCCACGAAACAGGTCCGGCCTGAGCCTGTACATAAATATCAGGCCACCTTTAACAGCACCCGCCCCACATTTTGCGCACCCCGGCGGGTCATCCACCCTCCCCACCGGCATCGCCGTGTGGCTTCCGGGGCTGATCACCCCTACAACCTACTCCCAAGAACGCATCGACCGATGACGGAAGTGAGCCTCTGCGGAGATAACTCATGGAAGCTGAACGAGAGCTTCAAGGGTACATGCAACGTGTATCAACTCTAAGTATAAGGACAGCTAATGACTGCTGCTAATCCCTCCCGTCCGGGCCTTCGCGAAGGTGGCTCCGACGACCTCGAACTGTTCCGTGATCAGTTTACCGGTGAAGTAATCACCGCTTTTGAAACTCAGGTTCTCCTGAAGGACAAACACACTATCAAGACCATCCAGTCCGGTAAAAGCGCAAGCTTTGATGCCGTTTGGAAGGTCGGCTCCAGCTACCACACACCCGGCGCTGAAATCCTCGGCCAGAACGTTGACCATGATCAGATTTTGATCGGCGTTGACGGATTCCTGATCGCCGATACTTTCATCTCAGAGATTGATGAGGCCATGAGTGAGTGGGATGTCCGCTCCAAGTACGCCATGGAGATCGGCCGTGAGCTGGCTCTCCAGTATGATCGGAACGTCTGCCGGAACATCCTTCTGTCTTCGCGGGGCGCTGCCCTATTCACCGACGACCTCGGTGGGTCTACGCTGACTAACGCCAACTACGGCACCGTCGCCGCCGACTTGTTCAATGGCCTGAACGACGCCGTTCAGACTATGGATGAGAAGGACGTCCCTGTTGACACTTTTCAGGTCTATGCTGGCTTCAAACCCGCTCAGTACTACCTGCTGGCCAACGACGACAAGAACATCGACAAGAACTTTGGCGGCACCGGCTCCCTCTCGGGCCGTGGCATCAAGACCGTAAACGACGTCATTGTTCTGAAGTCGAACGCCTTTGTGTTCGGTCGTGATGAAACCGCCTACAACGCCACCACGAACACAGATGGCCTGATCGGCCACCCCAGCGATCCTCTCGCCGCTGACGTGGCTAAGCTCAAAGCCAAATATCAGGGCGACTGGGCGAGCACTGTGGGTATGGTATGGACTGAACAGGCCGCCGCCTCTGTGCATCTCCGCGAGGTCGGGGTGACCATGGCTGATGACCCACGCCGCATCGGCGAGCTGGTGTACGGTAAGTACGCCACGGGCCACGGTACACTCCGCACCAAGTGCGCAGTGGAGCTGGCTACCGCCTAATCTCATAGCGGGGAACCTTCGGGTTCCCTGCTTTTTTTTTCTGTGTTGGTGGGTCTGGAGACGCCTTGTGGTCGCGCCATAAGGAGCGGGTTCGATTCCCCGCCGCCGACTATATTTAACCTAACTTCGGGATAAGCAAATGGCCACACTCCCTTTAACACCCATGACCGAGCTTGATGCCGTCAATGTCCTATTGATGTCGATCGGGCAGTCCCCGGTAAACACCATTGAGGTTTCGGGGATACGCGACGTCGAGATCGCGAAGCTTCATGTGCATAACGTATCCCGCTCTGTCCAGAATAACGACTGGAGCTTTAATACTGACCTCAATGTGGAAATGACGAGAGACCTAAATGATCACATTCTGGTCCCTGCGAATGCCCTTTCCATCGACCCCTCAGACCCATTCATGGACGTGGTGCCACGCACGGACAGCTCCGATGGCAACGTACAGAAGCTGTGGGATCGCCTAGAGAACACCTTTGAGTTCGCCGAGGATATTACCGCAGATATAAGCTATTTTCTCCCCTTTGAGGACATCCCACAGGCAGCGCGCGATTACATCACAATGCGCGCGGCGCGGCGCTTCCAAGCTGCTAGCATCGGATCGCAGATTCTCTACTACTTTACAAAAGAAGAGGAAGATGAGGCCAGAGCGGCCCTTATCTCTTACGAGACGCGTCAGGGGGATGATAACTTCCTCAACAGTTTCCACGCCCGTCAGTTCCACAAAGGACGCTAAAAGATGTCACTGATAACCCGTCAGATTCCCGGAATGTATAATGGGATTTCTCAACAGCCAGCGACTATGCACCGGCCTGACCAGTGCGCTGAGCAGGTGAACTTTTGGGCCACTATTGTGGATGGTCTCGGCAAGCGGCCGGGGACGGAGCATGTTAATCAGATAGATGCTGGTCCCTTGGGCGATCAGCTCATCCACTATATAAACAGGGACGTAACGGAACGCTACATCGTCCTGCTGTCCAATGGCGACCTCAAGGTTTTCGATCAGGAAACCGGAGAGGCCAAGGCTGTGTCCTTCCCAGCCGGGAAGAGCTACCTGACGGCCACAAGCCCCTCGGAGGACTTTGCTCTTGTCACAGTAGCGGACTATACCTTCGTTGTTAACAAGACCGTCGAGTGTAAGATGGATGTCGTCGGGGCTGACAATGTGGCGGACCCTCTCGACTACGCGTGGCTCAACACGCGGGTGGACCCGTGGGGAGCCTCTCTGCTCTATAAGCAGTATACCCCCAACACTTTTTACGGAACCGGCGTTACGGCGTCAGTTCAGGCGTTTGAAGACCTCCCGGATACGGCACCCCAAGGGGCGCTCTATAGGATCAAAGGGACGACCGAAAGCCTATTCACCAGCTATTACGTGGTGAAGAACGGAGGGGTGTGGGATGAAACCGTGGCCCCTAACATCGCCAATGCGATTGATCCTCTGACCATGCCTCACGCCCTTGTCAGGAACGCCGATGGCACTTTTACCTTTGCGCCTTTTTCATGGGCACCTCGACGTGTAGGGGATGAGGATACGAACCCCGCCCCCACATTCATTGGCCGGAAGATCAACGACGTGTTCTTCTCACAGAACCGCCTCAGCTTCCTTGTAGATGAAAACGTCGTCATGTCCGTTGCCGGTGACTTCGGAAACTTTTTCCGGACAACCGTACTTGACTTTATTGATTCTGATGTCATTGACGTGGCGTCCTCCGAGACAAACGTCAACATCCTACGCTACGCCGTCCCCTTTAGAGAGGGGGTTATGCTCTTCTCCGGGCAAACCCAGTTCGCACTCACATACAGCGAAGAAGGTCTCGCCGCCGGGAACATCCAACTACACCCCACAACACGATATGAGATGAACCTAAAGGTTCGCCCACGGATGGTGGGTAGGGACATCTACTTCTTGGCAGACACTGCCAACTACTCCCGTATGTACGAATACTTCGCCTCCGCCTCGACAGGGTTGGAGCAGGCATCCGACGTGACGGCGCATGTTCCCCGGTATATCCCGAAGGGGGCCTCGGTCCTCGCCGGAAGTCCCAACCTCGACGCGCTCTTTGTCGTCACCGAGAGTAAACCAAATGTTGTTTACGTGTACCAGTTCTTTTGGGTTGGAGATCAGAAGGCGCAGTCCGCGTGGCATCAATGGGATTTTGCAGACGGGGATAGCATCCTTGCTATGGAGGTTGTCGATGAGTATCTCTATATGGTCATCTCCAGATCAACAGGGACGTCTATTGAGCGTATAAACCTTACTTCAGGCTACGTCCATCCGGACATCGGTAAAGCACTCCACCTAGATCGACAGATGTCCGTCTCAGGTACGTACCTCCCTGTGGAAGACAAAACGGAGTATACGCTCCCCGGCGCTTTTGAGCAGCCCACGTTCCGGGCTGTAAGAGGCTCGGGACATCCTGAAGGAGTGGGTTCGTTAATCGACCCCTCGACGTATGAGTGGCCCACCCCGCTTACCTTCAAGGTTCCCGGAGATACCTCTGCCAACCCTGTACACTTCGGGGCAAACTATACCGCACGGTATACGTTCTCGGAGCAGTTTATGGTGGGCAGGGAGGGTCAAGCCATAACTACCGGAAGGCTGATACTACGAACCTTTACGCTATATTTCACAGACACGGCTTTCTTCAAGCTTGAGGTGGCCCCTTATGGAATTAACCCCACAGTCGAGGAGGTTGTCCCGGCAGGTACTGCTGACTTCACCGCAAAGACCCTTGGGGTAGCCTCGTTAAAGCTTGGTGAACCCTCCTATGAAACAGGGGCGTGGTCCTTTCAGGTTTATGGAAACAGCCGCGATGCCACGGTGGCCGTAATCAATGACACGCATGTCAGCTCATCCTTCCAGTCGGCAGAATGGGAAGGCATGTACAATAACAGGGCAAGAGCCTATTAGGAGAGAGTATGGTCAAGTTTACAGACCCCACCTTCAAACACATCAGAGCAATCGCAGGGAACCTCCGCGAGAGCGATACGGAGGAGATTGCGGCGTCTTGTGGGCTTGACCCTCTACAAGCTCTAGCCCTCTCTGTTGAGGTCTCAGTTGCCTGCTGGGTTATTCTGGACAGCTCCGGGACGCCTATAGCTATCTTCGGGTGCGCTCCGTGCGTTGGCCCGGCTTGCGTCGGCTCTGTCTGGATGCTCGGCACCCCGGCTATGGACCAGAATGGCATAGCGATCCTCAGAAACTCTCTTCCGTATATTGAGAAGATGCATAAACACTTCCCCGTCCTTCATAACTTCATAGACCTCAGGAACCTAAAGAGCCAGAAGTGGCTCGAATGGTGTGGCTTTAAGGTAATTGACATTGACATGTCTTACGGAGTTGGGGGGCTTCCTTTTTTACATTTTATACGACATCAAGCCTAGGGAACATCATAATGTGTGATCCAGTAACATTCGCTGTGGTGTCCGTTGTGGGCGCGGCAGCTAGTACAGTAAGTCAGATGAAGGCCGCTCAGGCCCAAGCAGATGAAATCAACAGGCAATCCGAGAAACAGGCTGATGAGCTTCAGGACAAAGCCACGCTTGAGTCTAACGAACGGCTTCGCGCAAAGAGGCGTGAAGATGCTCAGATCAGGGTCGCCGCCGGTGCCTCCGGGTTAAACCTAGCGAGCGGCTCAATTGAGGCTTTCCTTCAGGACTCCGCAATGCAGACCGAGATGGACCTCACTACTATTTCAAAGAATAACGATAGTGCGCAGCAGGAGCGCATCTCTCAAACCAAGTCACGTTTGTCACAGATCAAGATGCCTACAGCCCTAGGCGCTGGCCTCCAGATCGCAAAAGCAGGCTATTCAGGCTATCAAGCCGGTATGAAGCTTACTGGAGGCTTCAATACCGAGAACGTCCTCAAGGGGGCCAAACAAGCAGCTAAAAGCGCAGGAGCAACGTAATGCCTCGCCCTACAGAAACACGACGCCCTCGCGGCGGAATACGTCAAGCAAGCCGCTCCTCGGCTCGAAGAGGCGTGGCGGCATCTCTTAACGTCCAAACTGACGGACTTAGCACTGCCACACAGCTTAAAGCTGCCCTTGGTCTCGTTGGCGGCGTAGCCTCGGAGGCTCTTAATGGACTCGAACAGAACCGCTCGGATCAGGCGCAGCAGGACTTCCTCTCCACAGGTGAGATGGACCCTGTACTGGCTAAGAAGTCTGATGCTTACGTGCGAGCATTTAACGCTGCGAAGTTTGATCGCGATCTTACGGCCTACGAAATTGAGCTAGAGGGCACCATCGCCCAACACGCGGCGGAGAATAAAGGCGTCACCTTAGAAGACGTCAATGAGATGGTCGATCTCGGTCTTGAGAAGTTCTACAAGGATGAGGAGGGCGTCTCCATCTTCGGCGACCGGCCTGATCTGCTACGAGCGGGTCTGCAACGCTCCTCCGCTCTCCGCCAGAGGATACTTGGCAGAACCACAGAGATCATCACCCATAGGGTCGATAGCGAGTACGCCTCGATTGAAGCAGAAAACATGCGTAATGCCTACATGGCGTCTCTCGACGAGATGGGCAAGAACGGCAAGCTTGGCATCATGGAGATTATTAATGATGCCCCGGATAAGACGTCATCAGTTAAGCTAAGGGACGCACTAGTTCCCGGCGCTATCCGCATGGCCGTTGATGCTAACGACGAGGCCCCTCTTCAGGAACTTCTGGATGCGCGCCACGCTAATGGCCCTCTCCTAGACGCTGCACAGCAGGCACATGTTGCTCAGGCTCTCTCTCTTGTTAAGCAGAACCGGAGGAAGATTGCACAGGACGCTCTTGCTCTTGAGCGGATAGGGACGAGAGCCAGTATTGAAATACAAGCTGATCAGGGCATCTTTGATGTCTCAAAGTTGAACGACTGGAACAAACGCCTTGGTATCTCAGAGAGCTTCCTTTCCTCTCAAATGTCAAAGGCATGGTCGAAGAGACAGGACGCCGCCATAGCTTCTCAATATGGCGACTTGGTGGTTCAGGGCAGAGTAGACCTCATCCCCCCGAAAGATCAGCAGAAAGCTTTCGATCTGAAGACTACTGAGCTTGCCCGGCAGGGTCAGTACGATGAAATCATAAAGGTCGGCGTTGAGAACAAGATGATGCCTTCCGCTGTGAAGGAGTTCATCGAACACACCGCTCCCGGCTCTGTGAAGTATCCAACCGCATATGAACAGTACGTTCAGTGGAATAACGCGGATGCCCAACTTGTAGCCAGCGTCCTCCCTAAAGAGGTCCGTGCAGACTTTGAGGTCTATAAAGCTGGCACAACGCTTGCCGGGAAGACCCCAGAACAGATGCAAGAGCTGATGAACAACCGAGACCCGGAACTCGCAAAGAGATTCAGGTCAGGCGCTCGCTCAGAGACGGCGATAAGCACCATCCAAAGCGGCCTTACGCGGTGGTTTGAGTTTGGGGAAGAAACCCCACAAAGCGCGATCCTAGACGTTCAGGCCCTTGGTGAAGTCATGTATAGTACAGGCGTCTTCTATAAGCCTGAGGACGCTCTTGAGAGAGCTGCTGAGATTTACTCGGAAGGAACTGTATACGTTGACAACGTGGCCTTCCGTAAAGATCAGGGGTGGCCACAGAATACTGATGAGTTCGCCGAGTTCGCCAAGCAGAAGCTTATTCCTGAAGGGGAGGATGCTGACGACTGGGCGATCGTCCCCACAGTGCGTATGGCTGACAGAAACACAGTCCGTGTTGTAAAGCGCGGGGAACTCTTCCTACCGGGCGATCCAAACATACGAACATTTAACGTCAGAGAGATGGCCGCCAGCTACGCAGCTAGGGATCGGGCGCTGGAGCTGGAAGAAAATCAGAGGCTCCGGGAAGAGCAGAGAGCCGAAGCAGTGCGCTCCCTTGTAGGATCGGTTGATAATCTTCCGGTCCTTTTCAACACCACCTCCTTTGGAGTTGTCTCACCGGGCGCTCGCACGCGCGCCATCGATAAGGCTGGCATTGAAAAGTATGGCAAGGAAGACTGGGAGGCTCTCGTGGCGGAAGAGCTGGATCGTCGGAATAACCTCTCCGCCGAAAGCCGAGAACGTAACATGGAGACTTTCAACACCTACTATGGAACTCTCCCAAATGATTAGGAAGTAGATACGATGCAAGACGAGCAGGTCAAAGTAAGCCCCTCAACCTCCCAGCATAGGGAGAACGTATATGACCCGGTTGTCACCACGTTTCCCACGCCGGACCACCTGAAGAAAGAGGATGAGCAGCCGGGGTTCTTCGATGTGCTTCCTACAGCCTTGAACTCGGAGAGTTCTATCGCAGGCATCTCCCGCGTACTTACGGACGCTGGGTTCAGCTATGACCGCTTTTTTAATCTGGAGGAGACTCTCCGCGAAGACAAAGAGCTATCTGATAGGATCGAGGCGCTTCCCCTTGAGTTTGAATATGGCAGCGCCATGAGCCGAAAGCATCTCGACTATCTCGTTCAGCGCGCAGAGGATGAGCTGGAAAGAGATAAATATGTTGCACAGGCCGAGGGCTGGGGGGCGCTTGCCTCCTTCACCGCTGCCACATTAGACCCTACAGATTGGGCATTGTCGCTCTTGAGCGGGCCTATCGGCTTGGTGAGTAAAGGTACTAAAATGCAGCGTGTGCTGCGCTCCGGCGTCTCCGCCGCTGCAATTAACGCCTCAGTTGAGAGCTTTGTGGTAAGTGGTAGCTCCTTCAGGGGCAATGAGCATATTGTTTATGCCGGTCTACTTGGGCTATCGCTCGGTAGTGGGCTGGGCTACCTTGCCCCGAAAGACAATGCAGCCTTCATCGAAGCAGCTAAGAGACTTGCTGCGGATGAGCGAGGAGCCATCCCTCTCTCTAGGAAGGCAAAGCCTCCACAAGCGGATGAAGCGCCAACCACAGGTACCAGAACACAGTCCGAAGGTTTGGAGGCGCATCCGGAGAGCGATGATCTGGCTCTGGCATCCTTCCACCTACCCACTTACGCCAAGCAGGTAATCGGGTCAGCAAGCTCCCGAGCGCGTAAAATGGGTCTTGACCTACTTGAGGCGGGGCCTCTGAAGAATAAAGACTCTGTACGGCAACACTCGGCTGAGCTTGAGGCTGACCTCATTGAGCGCAAGCACCTCACGACATACTATAAATCCTCGAACCCCTTCTACAAGGCTTGGGCCAAGGAAAACGGATATAGAGGCATCTCCGCTGAGTTTAACTCAGCCCCCGGAGAGGTCTTCCGGCGGCGTATTGGGGAGTACCTCCACGGCGCTGACGAGGCTGATGAGAATGTGATCAAAGCTGCTGATCAGTTCAGCACAATGATGCGCAACATGCTTGAAGAGCAGAAGGCTGCTGGCGTCCTTGGCGCAGAGAACATCCCCTTTAATAAAAACTACCTCCCTCGCGTGCCTCGTCTCAAAAAGGTCCGAGAGGTACTCTCCGAGGTCAATCTTGAAGGTCTCGCACAGATAATCCGTAGGGGCCTCGATCCTGAGATGCCGGAGAACGTAGCTACAAGGGTGTCTAAAGCATATGCCCGAAGGCTGAGCGCCAAGTCACACCGAGTGGACATGGAGGATTTTCATGGGGTGTCCTTTGACGACATGGAATCCCTCCGCCTATGGTTTGATGATGACAAGCTCTTCAGTGAAGTTGAAGAGGCCCTGACGGCTATAAAGAAGTCCAAAGGGGATACCAACGATGGCCGCCCCTCTTGGCTGAAGAAGCGCCTATTTATGGATATGACGGCAGAGACCGAGGTGGGCGGCAAGACGTACCGGGTGATGGACCTGTTCGATCAGGACGTGGGCCGCGTGGGTACGCGGTATGTTCGATCAGCAGCAGGGTGGTCCGCCCTTGCCAAAAAAGGGTATAGGTCACAGTCGGATGTGAACAAGGCTCTTGAAGACATCAGGTCTCAAGGGGATGTCACAGCCGCCAAAAAGCTTGATGAGGTGGTAAACCTTATAACAGGGCGCTCCATTGATACAGACCCCTACTCCTCATTTAATCAGGTGAGCAAGTCTCTACGTGACCTCAACTTCGTGACAAAAATGGGACAGGCTGGTTGGTTTGGTCAGATGGCCGAGTTAGGCTTTGTGGCCGGTAAGGTGGGCCTGAAGAACATGCTCGCGAATATGCCGGGGCTGAAAGCACTATGGCGGAGAGCGCGTAAAGGCGAACTCGAAGATGACCTTGCCGAGGAACTCCATTTCGTTCTTGGTTCAGGCTCGGACTTCGTTAGGAACCCCGTGATGCGTGGGTTTGATGACTTAGGTATTGGCTTCGATACGACCACACGTCTCGGTCAGGGGTTAGAGAAGGCCGATAATGTCCTGCAAGGGATGAAACGCTTTGTCTCTATTGCCGGTGGCCTTGCTCCCGTGACCGCTTGGATGCAAGGTATCGCCGCCAAGTCTATTGCACATAAGCTCTCTCTCTTCGCCAGCGGCAGGAAGCTGCTGACCGATGCTCAGAGGGTGCGCCTGCGCGACGCAGGGTGGTCTGACAAGATGCAGGAACGCATCTTTGAGGAGATGCGTAAGCACTCAAAGTTCTCACCCTCAGGCCGCCTCAAGGCCATCAACTACCAATCTTGGGACGATGAAGTCTTTGGCTCATTCTCACTAGGAATGAACAGGCTACAACGCATCGCTGTTCAAGAGAATGACATCGGCTCCACCATTCCCTTCATGCATAAAGAACTCGGAAAGGTTCTCACTCAGTTCCGCTCGTTCGCGGTCAACGCTTACTCGAAGCAGTTCCTTCATAACGTTCACTTCCGTGACATGGAGACCTTCATGGTTTTCAGCATGGGGCTTATGTCCTCCTCTCTGGCCTATATCGGACAGCAGACAGCTAACAACTGGATGGACGGGGAGAAACTTGAGGATAGGCTGTCTCTGGACAACATCGTCAAAGGTTCCCTCCAGAAGCACGGGATGCTGACCCTGTTTCCGGGACTTGTAGATACTGCTATGCAGCTTACCGGCTTTGATCCTGTGTTCAAATACGGGCGAAGCTCCGGGCAGGCTGCAAGCTTCATCGCGGGGAACCCTACGGTAAGCACTATAAATAACCTAGGGAAGCTTGCGTCCCTTCCGGGATCGCTGGCACATCCCAGCTACAACTTCTCACAGGAGGACTCACGGGTGCTTGAAGCCCTCCTCCCCAACATTGTCCCGGTTAAAAACGGGATCGAGATGATGAACCAAAACCTCCCTAAGCACTCCCAAGAAGATGAGTATTGGAACTAAATGGCAACTACATACGCAGCCTACACAGGCAACGGATCGGTGGATACTTTCAGTGTCCCCTTTCCGTATCTCTCTAAGGCGCACGTTCAGGTTCTTGTCAACGGGACACCACAGATACTCCCACACCGCTGGCTGAACGATAGCACCGTTAAGCTACACACCGTCCCCGGTGCTGGGGACAAGGTTGTGATCCAACGGGTGACCCCTATGGATAGCCGATTGGTTCAGTTCCAGAATGGCTCTGTGCTTACACAGCAAGACCTAAATACCGCTGTGGCGCAGGTCTTCTACATCCAGCAGGAACTTCAAGACAGCTATGAGGATGCCATTTCTGATGGCTTGTCTCGCCTGTCTGATGGCTCGTTCATTGAGGGCAGCACCGCCCTCGATAAACAAGAAGCCATTGCTCAAGAAATCCTGAACACGGCAGTCGTCGCGGACCTACAGCAGCGCATAACGGACATTGATCTAAACGCCCAGTCCATTCTGGACGAGGCGGCGCGCGTCACAAGCCTTCAGGCTACCGTAGACGTCTTGGCGGACATTGACGGCACAGGCATCTCTACATTTATCCAGAATGAACAGATAGCGCGCATTGATGCAGACGCGGCTATTAACGAGAAGCTGGACCTCATCGGCGCAAAATCCGCTGACAGCCTCGCCTATATCCTGAACATGGAAAAGGTACGGGTTGATCCCACGACTTCTCTGGCAACGCGCCTGTCCGCCCTTGATGCCTCCGTGGGGGATAATGTTGCAGCGATCACCGCAGAGGAATCTGCCAGAGCGGCGGCCGACACAGCGGAGGCCGTACGTGTTGACGGCCTGCTGGCTACTGTAAATAGCAACATTGCAGCTAACACGTCAGCGATAACCACGGAGGAGTCTGCAAGAGTAGCTGCCGACACAGCGGAGGCCACACGCGTTGACGCACTACTGGCGACTGTGAATAGCAACATTGCAGCTAACACGTCAGCTATCGTTACGGAGCAAACCGCAAGGGCCAATGGGGATAGCGCAGAAGCATCCGCCCGAACAGCCTTGGCCGCGCGCGTAACTACTGCTGAGGGCGCTATCGCGGCGGCGGAAGCTTCCATCCTTGCGGAACAAACCTCTCGCGCTGATGGGGATGGGGCTTTGGCTTCAGACCTCGCTCTCATGGGCGCTAAGTCCGGCGATGGGGCCGCTTGGTATCTGGATGAAACAACGGTTCAGGTATTCAAAGAAGGCAGCACGACTATCAGAGAAACCCTTGGCACTCGCCTATCCGGCTTTGACGTATCTCTAAGTGGAAACGCCGCCGCTATTGCAAACGAAGTGTCCGCACGGGTTACTGCCGACGCTGCAATCAGCTCAGATATTACTCAGCTAGAGAACCGCATGTCGACCGCTGAAGGCGGCCTCTCGGGGAACACCACTGCGATCGCCTCCCTCCAAGGGCGCGTGACGACGGCCGAAGGTGACATCACAGCCATCAATGGTTCTATCACTAACCTCGACTCCTCCGTGTCCTCTCTCCCCCTGACGTACTATCAAGCTATTGCCCCGTCGTCACATAAGGCCGGTGACCTCTGGTGGGACTCCGACGACGGCAAGCTTTATCGCTCCAACGGAACCTCATGGGTCGCCATTCAGGATCAGGATATTGTTAGCAACGCCAACGCCTACTCCGCGCTGGAGACGCGCGTCACGGCCACAGAGGGGAGCATAACGTCTACAGCTTCGGACGTAACGGCACTGACGACCACAGTGAACGGGAATACGGCAACACTGACACAACATGCTTCATCCCTGAACGGCCTTGAGGCCAAGTATGGGGTTACCTTGGACGTCAACGGGTACATCACCGGGTTCAGTCAGAACAATGATGGCTCCTCCGGGACATTCAAGATAAGGGCGGACAAGTTCGTCGTCATTGATCCTGATGGTGGCAGTGCACAGAACGGGACCATCCCCTTCGAGATAGATAACGGAGTCACCTATATCCGAGACCTCATGGTGAAGAACTTAGCGATCAACAAGCTTGTTACAGGTTCTCTTAATGGGGACATGAACATGGGGACCGGCCGGATCATCTTGGATAATGGCGTCTTCATAAAGGTCATGGGGCTGGGCTTTGGGTCAACCAACCAGTTCCTTGAGTGGTTCGGGCCTAAGATGGCTCTTAATCTCATGACCGAGGCGAACGCCATTTCATACATTAAGACGAACGGGGACTCCTACTATGGAGGCTCTTTATCCGCAGGTATCCTTACTACGTCCGCCAGCACATCATCGCTGGCCGCAGACGCGTCCGTCACGGTTGGTCCTCTTGGCACGAATGGTAATAACAAGCAGGTTGTCGCCAGCATTACCATCTCTGGCTCCTACGAGACAGGAACATGGATACCTTTTGATGAAATATCCGATACTACAACCTCTTGGGGTAGCCTGACGCTATATGTTGAAGAATATACTGGCGGCATATGGGTAACGCGTATGTCCCAAGTCTTCACAGGATCGAAGAGGAGCAGGGAGTCCTACAATGCTGAGAACAACTGGAGCGGCACCCGCACCGACTGGAGCCTGTCAGGCTCTCTAACTTGGACGGACTCCGACCCAAGCACATCAGACAGGACTTACCGCGCTCGTATATCTGATGGCGACGCATCCACGCTTGTGGGTTCCATCTCTCAGCGCGTGACCATAATTTCAACCGAGGAATAATCCTTAACCTTAATCAGGCCGGGCCTCTGTGTTCTCACACGCCCGCGCCTCACATGGAGAAACCAAAATGCAACAACAAGCCAAACCTTCCGAAATGGTGCAGAACCTCTTGAACGAACAGACGCAGCTCTTTGCAGAGCTTGGTCGCCTTACCAAGCAGAAGGCGGATGTTGAGGCCAAGATCAACGCAGTATCCAGCTCGTTGCAGGGTGTCCAGCTCGGGCAGGCACTGCTGAAGCAGCAACAGGATGAAATTGATAAGCAGGAAGAGACCCCTTCCGACCCCACAGAGTAGGCCAATGAATGCCCATCACTAACGCCCAAATCGCCCAGCAACAGTCCGAACTGGTCTCCGCGTGGTCTCTCCGAGAGGATGAGATGCGGGACTGGCTCAGCGGTTCCGCTACCGGCGGGCCATACAGTGATGGGCGCTACCCTCTCACAGACTTCCTCGGGACAGTCTATTATGTAAAATGCCCAGCCCGTCTTGAGCTGGATGTGTCGGGACCAACCGGCTCCGCACAAGCTGCGCAGGCTGCTGCTGAGGCGGCCCTTGCCGACACCATCATAGCGCAGAACGCCTCAGTGTCCGCTCAAGGGTTCTCTGAGAGCGCGCGAGATGCCTCCCTTGCTGCTCGTGACTTGGCGGAGCAGCATAAGCTTACCGCCGCTACCTCAGAGGCCAACTCACTAGTCCACAGGCAGGCCGCCGCGCTGAGCGAGGCCAACGCGCAGACCTCAGAGGCAAGCGCGCTTGTCAGTGAGACAAAAGCCGCAACAAGCGCCACAGCCGCCGCTACAAGCGAGACGAACGCCGCCGCCAGCGCCGCCGCAGCGGCTACCTTTAACCCCGCTTTGTACGCCGCTCTTTCTGGTGCGGCCTTCACTGGCGATGTATCCATTACCGGGTCGCTCGACGTAACCGGGGCGGTTAACTTTATCAACTCCAATCAGGTTGACATAGGGGATAGCATCCTGACGCTCAATGCGGCCTACGCAGGATCAACTCCTATCGCCGATGGTGGGCTTGAGATCAACAGAGGGACGCTTCCCAGCGCTACCCTAAAATGGAACGAGACGGGGGATCAGTGGGAGGCTCAGGGGTTCTCTCTGTGGCACTCCGGCAACTTTGACCCCTCCGGGTACAGCCTGACGTCTCACGACCATGCTGGTATATATGCCCCATCTTCCCACAGTCACAACGATCTCTACTATACGGAGGCGGAGGTTGACGGCTTTCTGGCCGGTAAGGCGGATACCCATACACACCCCTATGCGTCGGACACGCACAACCACGACGCGGACTATGCGCCTCTAGGACACACACATGGCTATCTTCCCCTAGCAGGTGGTACGCTATCTGGAACCCTTACAGTCCAGCAGAGCGGCGATGTTGCTCTCTCTCTCCGCGTCCCTGCGGGAGAAGCTAATGATTGGAACTACATCTCCTTCTACGGCGCTGACGGCGTGTGGGATGGCTATGCAGGCACCGACGCCGCAGGCAATATGATCGTAACAACTATTGGTGGCTCCTCGCTCACCTTGAAGAGTACTAGTATCATAGCGAACTACGACCTATTCGTTAATAGCAGTAAGGTATGGCACGCAGGTAACCTAGACCCCTCCACGTTCGCCCTTACCACACACAGCCACGATGCCGCCTACTCACCTATTGGACATACACACAGCTACCTTCCTTTAGCAGGTGGTACGCTGTCTGGAACCCTTACAGCCCCTATTATATCCGCAACGGGCGGGTTCGCTGTAAAGGATACCCGCCTTAATGGCGACACCACCCCTGATGGCTTCACAGATAAGGCAATGACCTTATCATTTACGGACGACATCACCGGGTCCGTATCCACATGGGACTCCATGATAACGATGAAAGGGTGGACCGACGGTTACAGGGCTTGGCAGCTTATTGCCAGCTCTGAGATGGGGTCCGCAGATACGGCACTGTATTATAGGTCTGGTATTGGCACAACATGGGGGCCTAAAGAGAGGGTTCTCACAGACGCCGGAACCGTGCGCTCGACCTTATATAGCTCTGGGATGGCGGCCCCAAGGTGGGACACTAGCTTCTATGTTCTCCAGTCCCAGCATTGGCATGGGCACACAAGTACCCAGACGATGTACTTGGGCGAAGCGGGGAATACGGTTGAGGTTCGTGGCTTGTTTGTTAAGAACGGGGGTGAATACTTCTATCCCGGAAACAGTGACGCTGACATCGTGGTGAACGCCGAGCTAGCTAATCGGGCCACCGGCTCGCCGGATACGGTAGGGGATGGGAGAGGGTTCTCCGTTGACTACATGCTCGGCGCAGCCGTAAACAAACCAACTGGGGTAGACCACTCTCTCCTTACGATGGCCTACAGTCCTGCTTATCAAACACAGCTCGCGGGCGACTGGCGGACGAACAAGTGGTACGTCCGGGGGCAGGATGCTGGCGTTTGGAGCTCTTGGGCGGAGGTTTTAACTTCCCTCGGTGGAACCCTCACAGGCTCTCTTGGACTCGGAGTGGCCCCTGCAAGTGGCTATAAGCTTACCGTGGCAGGTAGTCTGCATATGAAGAACACCGACATCAACTATGTCAATCAGCTTCACTTTAATGACAACGTAAGGCTGTATGATGATGGTAATGTCCAACACCTGAACCTCAAGAGTGGCGATGCTGCCGTGGTGGGGCTGAAGTTAATCGGCGGGGACGGAACCCTACGAGGTCGTCTCTATTCTAACGTACCCACCATCATAGGCTTAACCACGTCTAATGGGACTTGGGGGATGAACTGCTTCAGCGGAGGTATGACACAGTTGCACTACGCCGGTGCAACTAAATTGCAGACAACAAGCGCTGGGGTGAGCATCGTTGGCCTCCTAGATGTGGACAGCATTAGGACGAGAACCACCTCCGCGCGCGTTAAGTTAGGTGTGTGGAGTGGCAGCCTATATGGTATCGGCATGGGTAACGCTTATACCTATGGCGACCTTAATGACTTCGCCATGACTTTCCAGATGAACTCCACGGCCAATCGAGGCTTCTGGTGGGGGCAGGATGCCCATACGAACGCCCAAGGGGCTATGGCGCTGACAAACGACGGTAGGCTTACTGTTGATAAGAGCATAAAACTCAACGGTAAGGGGTCCGTTCTCTGCCATGCAGCTTCAGCTCATGCGTCCGGCTCCATAACAGTCTCTGCGGCTGCCCCTACCGGCGGCGCAGATGGTGACGTCTGGATGGAGGTCTAATGCCAAAGCTTCACATAAAGGACGCCGGTATCTGGAA